CGCCGTAGATACGTCGAGCATCGCCCCATCACTGCCAGTGGAGGTCGAGATTCTAAATAATCCGTTTGCTGGCGCTTGCAACGTGACCTGTGTGCCAGAACCGATACCCACATAATTGGAAGCAGCGACGATGACACCAGACACAATTCCCGACCCTGCCATCGTCAGCGTGCCGGTGATGGTCGGATCAGTCGCCAACACGAGCACGGTGCCCGTGCCGGTCGTCGTCATTTCCCCGAGCACGTTCGCGTTGTTGTAGAGCACCCGCCCCGGCGTGCCGGACGTAATCGCCGACGTGCCCACGGTCAACGTCGCGCCTCCCGCGGTCGCCGACAAGACCTGGTTGGTCATCGTCAGATTCGCGCCAAGGGTAATTTCCTGATAATCGCCCGCCCCGCCAGCCGATCCACGCCCGAGCAGGATCGAGGCCGCAGACGCCTGCGCCAGATTCGCCAGAGGCAAGTCACCGGTCACGCCAGAGGTCAACGGCAAGCCCGTGCAATTCGTCAACACGCCAGAGGTCGGCGTGCCGAGGAGTGGCGTCACCAGCGTCGGCGAGGTCGCAAACACAAGCGACCCCGTGCCGGTCTCATTCGTCACCGCCGCGAGCAGGTTCGCGCTGGTCGGCGTCGCCAGGAACGTCGCGACGCCCGTGCCGAGGCCCGAGACGCCCGTCGAGATAGGTAGACCTGTGCAATTGGTCAGCGTGCCAGAAGTCGGCGTGCCCAACACCGGCGTCGTGAGCACCGGCGCCGTCAGCGTCTTATTCGTGAGGGTCTGCGTCGCCGTGAGGCCCGCGAGCTGCTGGGTAATCCCCGCGGGGTCATAGACCGCCGCCAGCATGTCGCCACCGCCAGGGATCGCCGCATTCCCCAGCACGCCGCCATCATCGAACAGGAAAAACCCGCTCGTGCCGCCCGTGACCGTCGTGGTCCCGATGACGATGCTCGACGCACTGGTCCCGCCGAGCACCCACGCCGAACCAGACACCGTCCAGATGTTGCCGTTCAGCGTGTTGATCCACGGCGTCACCTGCGGAGGCGAGGGCGGCACGCCCGTCGGATCGTAACTGTAGAATTGCGCCGGCTGGCCGATATAGACCGTGGCCCCCGTCGGATGGGTCTGCGCCTGCGACCCGGCCTGCCCGCGATCGACCTGCACGATCAGCCCCGACACACTGCGAATCGGGCAGTATTCGGAGTTCACGAACAGCGCGAGGCCCGCTTTAATCGTGTCGGTATTGATGCCCGTCACCGACGCGAGCGGGAAGAACTTCCCATTCGTGGTCGGAATCGCGGCCGAGAGTGTCGTCGTGCGGAGCGTGGCAGCCATGAACCCCGATCAGGCGCACACCAGCCCGTAAGAGCCGATGTGCGCCATCTCTGAGAGAGTGAACGGTCCTAGCCGAGCGTGACGTTGGCCAGCGCCTTGACGCCCCACGCGCCCTTGTAGGCGATGATCGTCATCGACGCGCCCGCCTTCGCCGCGAACGTCGCGAGGTTCGACGCCGTGGTATCCGCGTAGAAACCCGCCGTGTAATCGACGGTATGCGCCGCCGCCGTGGTGCTCATGATGGTCACTTCGATGCCATCCACCGCCGCCGAGGGCCCCACGAGCGTCATGACGCCCGCCGTCGCCTTGTCGATGAAGATCAGCGTGTTGCACGTCGGCGGGGTAATCGCCCCCGACGCGCCATAGCTGACGATCTGCTTCTCCCACTGCGCCGGATTGAGCGCCGACCCCGGCTGCGGGGCCGGAAAGTCGTTCGCCACGCCGTTGACGACCGGTGCGAGAATCGTGTGCGCCTGGACGGTCGATCCGTTCAGGCCCCGACGCGCCACCGGAATCGACGTGCCGACCGCGGCGCCGATCTGGACCATGAACTCGGAGTCCACGCGCCAAATCTGCCCGACCGCGGCGCCCGTCGCCGACGTTACTTTGATGAACTGGTCCGTCGCGCTGCAAGCCGACGCCAGGGTTGTAGAAACCAATGCCATGATGTGATCTCCCTGATGACTGCTTGATTACGCCCCGTTGATGACGCACGCCCATTCGGTGCGGTAGCCCGCCCACCCGAAGAACGCATCGACGCGCGAGACCTTCTGGTCCGTGAGCGCCGAATACTGCCGCACGTAGCGGAGCGCGAAGCCGAGTTCCGCCGCCGCCGGCCCCGTGATGCTCGAGGCATCGGCCCCCGGCAAGTCGGAATCGGGATCGACCATCGCCAACACGAACGCATCGGGATGGTAGATGAGCGACTGCGCGGTGGCGGTCGCCGTCAAGGCACCCGAACCCGTGGTGATCGTCGAACCCACCACCTGAATCGCCGCGTTGTCTGCCGGCGAGGCCGTGACGGTCGCCTGTGAGCCGAGCACGGTGATCGCGGGCGAGATGTTGAGGGTAATCGCCCCCGACGTGTCGGTCGCCTGCGTCAGAATCGTGAACTGCTGCTTGCTCCCGGTGGACGCCTTGTTCAGTGGGTTGAGCGCGAACACGCCGTCAATCGTGATCTTGTCGCCGACCTGGAGCGTGGTCGCACCCGAGGCCCACGCCTTCGTGATGAGCGACGAACCGGTCTGATTCGCCCCATCCACGAGCGGCGTCGCCGTGGTGAACGATCCGGTCGTGCGGCTGTAGACGTTCTGCGACTTGTACCACTCGTCCACGCCCAGGGCTTCGCCCGAGAACATGCCCGACTTGTATTCGGCGCTGATCGTCTTCGACGGATTGAACAGCGACAGATTGCCCGTGCCGACGAGCGTCGCCATCATCTGCGGCTTGAGAATCGCGACGCGCCCATCGACCGGGCACCCGATGTCATCGAGCTTGACGCCCGCATCGAGATACGTCTGATTCGTGGTCGGATTGGTGCCCGGCGTGCCGACGTTCCAGTAGCACAGTGGCGTCATACGCGCCAGGCCCTGGTAGTCGATGTAGTTCGAGAGCGCGAGCGCCTCGGGCCGGATGTAGCGATTGCGCACATCCTCGACCGTGAGCGTCGCGTCGAACGTGGACCACGAAATGCCCAACTGGGCCTGATCCGTGATGGCCACCGGCACCGTGACATCCACCACGCTCTGTGGCTGGAACGCCTGCCCGTTGCTGACGAACGGCGTCCAGGGGAGCCGCAGCAAGAACTGCGATCCGATCTTCGCGCCGCCCTTAACGAAGTCTGCGGAGTATTTCCGCATGACGTTCGCCGAGAACTTCATGTTGTTGATGCTCAGACGGCCAATTTCCTTGACCACCCAACTCGGAGTGACGAACGTGTTTGCCATGACGCCCCGTTAGGCGCCAGATCGCTCCCGGGCGTTCATTTTCTGGACGTATTCCCGCCCAAAGGGTAGCTCGCTCGGGTCTGCGACTGGCGCAGGCTCTCGACTGGTCCGGAGTGCTCGAATCGGAACAGCAGAGGGACGAGGGAGCGCCGACGCTGAAGCACTCGGAGAGGCAGCAGCCGGCACGGGAATCGACGCCTTGACCTGGGCTTCGAGCATCAGGCGCACCACTGTGGCAGCTTCGCGCGACGGCGGGAGATTCCGCACTTCTCGCGCGAGCTGAACCAGTTCCCCCGGATGCGAGCCGAGGAACCGGGCAATCGACGGGCCAGACTCCGACGCCTTGATCGCTTCCAGCATCACGGCCGGAAACGGTGCGCGCGGGTCAGCCCCCGCCTGGACGAGGGCGGCATCCGCCGCTTCCATCAGTCCGGGCAATTCATCATCATCGGCCATCGCCTTCGAGAACCTTGCGGCATTGGCGTCGTTGACCTTCTGGGCCTCGACCTGTGCCCGTTCATGCGCCAAGATGCGCGTGACTTCGTGGCGGGCCGTCGCCGTGGCGAGGGCCGCATACGGATCGGGCTGGTCAAGGAAATCTTCGAGCTTCGGCGCATCCGGCGCCGGCACCACATGCCGTGGCGCTTCCACCGGTGACGGTTCGGGCCGTTCACGCGCCTCGACACGGGCACGCAACTCGGCATTCTCGGCCTTGAGGCGCGCAGCTTCCGCCGTCGCCTGCTGCATCCGAACGACTGGATTGTCGCGTGGCTTGAACTTGCCGGTTTCGTCGCGCTCGGCTGGCTTGGCCGCGTCTTTCGGCGCTTCGACGGGAATCTCGACCGTATCCGCCGTCGGATCGACCACCGGATCGCCCGCAGGCTCAAGCGCGGGAGATTCTCCGGCCTGCTCGGCCTTGTTCATCGCGTTGATGTATTCGCGACCGAACGGCTGATCGGCGGGACTCTCGATAGGAGGAGCGGCTTGATCGGTGCTCATTCGGACGCCCTATCTTGTGGCGATGGCTCGGAATTGTCAACCAGTGACACGTATTCCTTGAACTCACCGCACCAATCTTTCGGACCCGTGACCGGCCAGCCCTTGTCCACCGTGGGCGGATGACGACGACACAGCGAATACGGCGCCTGATCGTTGTCGTCGTAGAAATGGCAGTTCCGGCAGATGACTTCCATCATTCGGCTGGCTCCGGCATCATCGCGGCCTGCTGCTCTTGCGCTTCCAACCCCTGCTGATGCGCCACGTCCCCGGCTTCGAGGCCCTGCTCGTGTGCAATCCCGCCCTGCTCCAACGTCTGCTTGTGGCCGATGGCATCGCGCAGCAATTCGTGCTGATCTTCGAGGCCCGCCAACACGCGCGCAATCTCGCCCTTCAGCATCTCGCTTGCGTGCGCGGCATTGATCTTCGACTCGGTGGCAATCAGCGCGGCATGTTCCTGCATCGCCGCAATCCGTTCCTTCGACGCCAACTCCATCTGGAGCCGCGTCGTCTCGCCCGCCTGCTTGACGGTATCCGTCTCGATCTGAATCTGCTGTTCCTTGACCCGCTGCGTCAGCGCCTCGGTCAGTTTCGAGGTCTGCTCCAACTGCCCCTTGACCTGCTGCAATTCGGCCTGCGGGTTCTTATTCTTCTGCGCCTCGGCCTGCTGAATATTCGGCGGGAGCATCAACTTCGCGCGTTCCTCGGCCTCTTTGGCCCCCGGCCACGTCTGGAGCTTGAACCACAGGTCCAGATACGCCGCGAGAATCCCAGGATTCGCCCCGAGTGTCTCGGCCAGCGCCGCGGCCCCTTCCTCGGCCCGAGTGTCGTAGTTCTTGCCGACCTTGACCGCAATCGCAAACTCGCGATCGGTCAGCGTCGCCACCTTCTCGGCGCCCGACGCCTGCCCGCCAATCGCCCACGTCTCGGTTTCATTCGACCCGTTGAGGATCTGGACCAACCGCCCTGGCCGATTGTTGTAGACCGACATCAACAGGTCGTTGACAATCCGCGCCTCATACCGAATCGACCGCGCGTGATTGTCGAGGAAGTTGCTCGTCGCCTGCTGGGCCTGCTTCTGCAGCGCGAGAATCGCCCGCCCTGACTTCAGCGACGGATCGACGTTGCCCAGGCTGGCCTCGGGCACGCCCGTCGTATCGTGAATCCCCTGTGCAAACGTGTTCAGCCCGAAGGCAATATGCTGGATCGGCACGTTCCGATCCGTCGGCATCGGAGGCGGCAACAACGTCCCGGCCTCACTGATCGGGTTGTAGAGCAAATACGGCATCGGCATCGTCGCCGCGCGCTCGTAGAACCCCTCATACCCGGAAATCTGCTCCTGCGTCGCCATCAACGGCGCTTTCGTCGCCATGCCGATGGCATACACGAGCTCCGAGGCCATGAAGTTGAAACCCTGTTGGCTCGAGATGGCCTGCCGCACCACGCCCTCCGCCCGTCGGTCGTTATCGAACGGCTGGAGTTCCTCGCCGAGTTCTTTGATGATCGGGATGTATTTCCCGGCCCAGTCCTGCTCATCGAGGACTTCGCATCCGTTCAACTTCGCCCATTTGACCGTCGGGACTTGGACATCCCGCGGCTTCGTTGGCTGGCCTGTCGTCGGATCGGGAGGCCCGACGGCCTCAACCCCCTCCGGCAGCATGTCCGCCCACATCGGCTGCTCGTTGAACCAACACAGGACTTTCTTCTCGTAGACTTTGTAAAAATACTCAACAACTCGGATTGTTTTCTGACCCTCGACATCCGAGAACCACCCCGGCGCCTCAGACATCAGGCCGGTAAACCCGTCAGCACTGACGGCTTGCGCCACGTCCGAATCAGGATGCGCGACCGTGTAGGACTCTCCGGACATATCGACTGCGATGATGGCCCAGTCGGTATCGCTCCCATCCGGCTCGACATGCGACGGATCGAGCCTGACCGACGACTGATTGAAGATCCGCCCGATGCGTATTTCGAGGTCGAATGACCGGTCCGACACCGGCTCCACGTTCACGCGCCAGAACCCGCGGCCCGCTTGCGCCACCCGGTCAAACGCCCACGAATGCGCCGCCATCGCGTCGCTCTGCCGCTGAATGCGCCGATACAGCCCTTCTCGTAGCTCGATCTCCGCCTTCACGTCATCAGGCACGCCCGTGCCGAAGTCGTCAGCCGGAATCAACTCGGCCCCGATATGCGCGTTCCGCTCCTGATTCAGCAACTGCCGCACAGGAGCGCGCGTCTTGTTGATGGAGAGCATCGGCCGCGGATGGACTTCGGGAATCCCACGGGACACATCGGCGGGCATCCCCTGACGCGCCTTGACCGCAGCCTCCGGCCACTGCCGCTCACCGCCGGCATAGAAGCCCATGTCCTCTTTTTCGCGGGCAAGCTGATTCTTATCGGCCTCATCCGCTGCGTTCCAGCAGGCGAGGGCTTTCGCGACGAGAGCCGGGCGCTTGTAATCAGCCACGAACAAATCCAATCTTGCGGACCATCGGCTGACCAGACGCATCCAGAATCACCACCTTGTGATCCATCGGCACTTTGGGATCAGGCGGGGGAGAGCTACTCATCGGCCTCGTCCCACTCGGGCAGCGTCTTTTCAACCCACGGCTGGCAGTCTGGACAGATGGCGAGGCGCTTCGTCACCGTGACCTTGCTCGTGTCGTTTGTGACCTTCAGCGTCAGCGCACGGCTGTCCTCGGTGCCCGACGCCCCGCAGAGACACTCGCCCGTCGGCGTATCGAAGGCCCGCGCGTAGAGGGCTTGGAGGTCAGAAATCGACACGGATGGCCTGCGCGCCCTTCGGATAGGGAGAATACACCCCGTTCGCATACGGGAAGATGCCAGACGACCAGACCGGCGCCTGACGCACGCCGACCAGCGCGAGGACCGCCGCCGTCACCGTCTGAAGGAATGACCTACGTTCCATGTGCCGCCTATCCTACCCCATCCAGGCGCCAGGCACGCCCGCAAACTCTGGCGAACGATGCCCGACCGACTTCGGCGACTTCGGCACCTGATGCCGCACCGCCAGCCCGCGGAACGCATCCGCCCCATGCGACGACCAGTCATGCACCGGCTGGCCCGTGAACTCATTCAACCGTTGATTCCACGCCTTCCGGTAGTTCCGGAGACACGCCAGCCCTGGCGCGACCTTCGTCGCATCGAACCAGCACCGCGAGAGCAGCAACCGCGCCGCCTGAATGCCATCGAGCAACGGAATCGACGGCGTAATGGCGAACTTCAGCCCGAGCGACTTGGCCGTCTCCAACCGTGACTTGCCCGTGCCCAGTTCCCGCACGTTGATGTCATGGGGCGCCCAGTGCTGGCCGTAGACATACGGCTTCTGCTGGAGCACCTTCACGTAGTGCGGCAACCCTTCGCCGGTCGCCTCGTAGTAGTCGATCAACCGCACTTGGCCCGACTTCAGCGACTGCGAGAACCAGATCGACATCGAATCCGCGATGCCCAAGTCCCAATCGGTATCGACCGGCAGCGCCGAGTCATACGGCACCGACGTGATCCGCCC